AAGGAGCCTACGGCAAAACTTCAAAAAAAAAAGCCCGAACGACAATCGCACCGCTTGACCGTGACCGGCCCGCGATACTGAAACTCGAGTCCAAGCTTAAAGTTTTTCTTGCCAGATACCTGAAGACGAAAGGAAAGGATGTATCGGCGCAAGTCGTGAAGCTCTATGAAGCAATGAGTAAGGCTGAGGAAGATGACCGAGTTAAGGAGCTTCTTGATCAACTTGATCTTGATTGGTCTGATATCGTGCCGGACATCGAAGAGCTTCTTGCAGCGACAGCCGCACAGGGCGTTAAGGATGCGATGAAGCAGATTGCTTTTACCGAAAAAGACGCGACAAAGCTCGCGAATGAGCGTGCTGAGGAGTGGGCGGCAGACCGAGCAGCCGAACTGGTGGGTATGAAATGGCTTGATGGGGAGCTGGTTGTTAATCCTAATGCGGAGTGGTCCATCACCGAGTCAACAAGGGACATGATACGAGGCGACGTTAATACAGCGATTGAAGAGGGATGGAGTAACCAGAAACTGAGAGATGCTCTTGTGGAAAACCAAGGCTTTTCGGAAGAACGCGCCATGATGATAGCCCGCACAGAAACAGCATTTGCAGACACGCAGGGGAACAAGGCCGCGTATCTCGAGGCGAAAGACGCAGGGTTGGACGTGAAATGGCGGTGGATGACGGCAGGTGATGATCTGGTTTCTGAAGAGTGTGAGATGAACGATGGAGAGGTACGGGAGATAGGCGAAGAGTTCCCAAGCGGCGCGACTGAGTGCCCGCAACATCCAAATTGCCGTTGTGTTTTGGCCCCTGCGGTTGAGGATAACCCGCAAGACGCGGAAGATACTTCAGTGCCTGACGACAAAGAAGACGGAAGTGATTCGCTGCCAGACAATGAGGATGCAAACAGTGGAGATGACGCTGGAGAAGATGAAGAAAAATCGGGAACAGAAGATATTATTCGTGCGTTAGAGGCTGATATAGCGGCAAATGATTTTGAAACGGCTATATTTGTTGATAACGACGGGGTTGAAGTATTCAGAAAAAAAGGTAATGCAAAGTCAGTCTCATTCACGCGAGAAGAATGTGAGATGGTGGCAGGCAATATCATGACACACAACCACCCGTCGGGAACGTCTTTTTCCGAAGAAGATATAAGATTCCTTAAATCATGGGGGGCAACATCATTAAGAGCGACCAGCACGGATTATTTGCATGAAATGTCATTAACTGAGCAAGGGTTAAGCGCATCAAAAAAAGATTTTGACGCCGCGTTGACTACCTCACAAAAGAAGACAAAGAAAGAATTAACAGCTAAATTAAACTCAGGAGAGATAACTTATCAGGAAGCCAATGCTATACACGCGCACCTTAGAGTGGAACGTTTCGCTGATATGGGCTATATAAACTATAACAGAATAGACCTATGATAACCCTGGACAAAGAATTTGAAATCCCTCAATACAGCAAGATATGCACCTTTTGCAAGCACAACGACGCAGAAGAAGACCGCAAATGCGAAGCTTTCCCAAAAGGCATACCAATGGAAATATGGACGGGAGAAAACGATCACAAAAAGCCGTACAAAGGCGACCATGGCATCCAGTTCGAAAAACTTAATGACGAGAAGTAATGGTCGCAATTCAGGGGAATGGCCTTTTTAATTTCAATCAAGGAGCTGATAATGTTTTTCGCGATCATGTGTATTCTGATCTACATGCTTCCCGCGATAATTGCAGGGGCAAGAAGCCATAAGAGTTACGGTAGTGTTGCCGTTGTGAATATTTTCCTTGGTTGGACGTTTATAGGGTGGATTGCGGCTTTGTCGATGGCGTTTTCAAGCGGCGCAACCGAACCGCCACAACATCCAAACAGCCGGTGCGTACTTACTCCGAGTGTAGGAGACGCCGAAGAGTAGTCGCCCCATACCAACAATTAGCCCTGCATAGTCGGGGCTTTTTTATTACGCTAATTTTAACAAACTATTTTTCGTTTTGTGCGATTATTTTATATTTATTTATGATTCTATTTGTTTCATAAACAAATAATGTGCATATTTAATCAGTGGGTATAACAAGCAACAATAAACCGGAGAATGAAAATGGGACTGAATAAAGAAATGACATTAGAAGAAAAAGTTGAAGCCATCTACGGGAAGGACGCAACAGAAGATCAGATAGCTTTTTTAGCGGAAAACCCGGACGCTTACGACTACGATGATACTGACGATAATCAGTGAGTCATACTTGTGATGCCTGGAGCAAAATTAGAAGATGAAAATATTGAGGATTGGGATGAACTGGAACGGGAAGTATGGGCTGATGAATATCTCTACAGTGGAGATGCTGCAACGCAAGCATTTAACGGATGTAGGGTTATCGAATAAATTTAACAAACCAACCAACAGCGGGGGAAACCCCGCATAACTAACAGGAGAATCAAAATGACTACAATGATCGAAAAAGAAATCACTCCGCTCGTGATCGCTAAAGACCTCGACACGCATGATTTTTTTATCTGCGAAAGGACAAAAGATATGATTGCAAATGACTGGAATCTATTTACAATCACATGGGATGGTGGCAGGACAGTGGTGTCCAGAGACTTGGATTATATCGCAATCGGGGCTAAAAGATACACGTCGCAGTCGGGAGCGGTAAGAGCCGCGAAGAAAATAATAGCGGAAAGAGAGTCGGAATATTTCAATGAAAAGGTATGACATTTACCATAACCGAGGCGGAGGTAATCCGCCTCACTGGATACAGCCGACCGCAGCTCCTACGGCTTCGACAAGGGTTTACTCAGGAGCAGGGAGGCAAAGAGTACGTCGCGGAGCCTGTGCTCATGCAGGGAAAGGACTGGCAGCGATACGGACGGGCGGTTTTGTATGCGAGTGGGGCAGTGAGCAAGTTGCAGATGAGAAAAAACTTAACTGCGGTGGAGTGACCGCGCGCCATTTTATTTCAGTAGAAGACTTTTACTAACACCCTTCAGCCCTCCTAATCCGAGGGCTTTTTATTGCCCAAAATTACCCCACAGAAATAAATATCCTCAACAGAAAAATCACCCTTCTTTGTGCGCCGGAATTTTCCATAGCCTACCACTACACAGTACCAATTAAAGCGGCTATTAAAATTCAGATAATCACTTATGAAACTTTACGGAGAGATCAGCAAGACCGAAGCGCAGGACGATGGAACGCTAAAAGTCGAGGGTTTTGCATCGAGCGAAGCCGTTGATTCCGATGGCGAGATCGTAACCGCCGAGGCGATGAAGGCCGCGCTTCCCGATTACATGAAATTTGGCGCAGTCCGCGAAATGCATCAATCGAAAGCAGCGGGGACAGCAATTGAAGCTGCCGTGCAGGCTGATGGACGCACTTACTTCAAAGCTCACATTGTTGACTCCGAAGCGATCAAGAAAGTGAATGCAGGCGTTTATAAGGGCTTTTCTATCGGTGGCAAAGTTACCAGCCGTGACGAGATCAATAAATCCACAGTAACAGGCTTAAAGCTTGTTGAAATTTCGCTTGTCGACCGTCCAGCCAACCAGGAAGCAGTCTTTTCTTTAGCAAAGTTTGAGGACGACGAAGATCACGACCTCAAGAAATACGCAGGAGAGCAGATTTCTGACGCATCACAAGCTCTTGATGCACTCGGGACTGTCTTTTATCTCTATAGCAAAGAACTGTCAGAGACCGCAGAGAATCCCGATCAGGTTGAAGCTTTGAAATCTGTGATAGATAATCTCAAGGCATTTATTGCGTCTGAGATCAAAGAGCCGGACAATAGCGCAGATTCCAGCCTTATCGCCTACGCCGCTACTACCGACGACCTCAAAAAATCAGGTGCAGAGATCAGCGCGAAGAACAAAGAAAAAATGCAGCAGATACACGACCATGCCGCAAGTATGGGTGCGTCGTGCTCATCGGCAGCAGAGAAAGCTCACGGAGCCGAAGACTTGCTAAAGATGCAGAGCGAAAACCACGACCTGAAAAAGCAGTTCCAAGACCTTGACACCAAATACGCAGACCTCAAGAAATCCCTTCACGACACAACGCTGGAACTCGAGCTCATCAAGGCAGAACCAGCTCCGGCAAAAATGTCGCTCAACGACAAGGGCGTTACGGTTACAAAAACCGAAGATGGCGGAGCAGACAGCTCACTTGATGAGAAAGTCTTTGTCAAGGATTCAAAAGGCAACATCAACGAAGCGGCCACGCTTATCAAGCTAAGCCACATGAGTGGCGGACTAACTC